ATAGAGGTGAACCCCTCGTTAACCTAGACCCCCCACCCCAGTTAACGAAAGTTCTCATGAAACTCTAATTAATTTCTAACCGTATTCACAGCACCTGGGTTCTCATGAAACTCTAATTAATTTCTAACTGAATTCACAGCACCTGGGTTCTCATGAAACTCTAATTAATTTCTAACTGAATTCACAGCACCTGGGTTCTCATGAAACTCTTATTGAAATCTTTTTACATTTTAATGAATAAAACACTTGCATATAATATACTATCATGTTATACTTATTTTAGTGAGAGAGGTACTAAACCAAACAGCACTCATCGTTAGTGACTAACCTTTACTTGATAAACCTCTCTCTTACATACACGTCCTGAGCAAGTATGGTACAACATGACGTTAAACTGCTCAATTTATTTTTAGGAGGTGTTTTAATGGCAGATGAAGAAACAAACAAACTTGTTGATGATGTTGAAGATAAAGAACCTAAACAAGAAGAACCAAAAGCAGAACCTGAATTACCAGTTGAACCTGAACCAGTATCAGAGGAAATTGCTAATCCACCTGTTGAGGATGTAGGTGAAGCAGCTAGCATTGAAGAAGTTATGGCATTAGTCAAACAACTGCAAGCACAAGTTGACGCACTATCTACAATTCAACCAGAACCAGAACCAGAACCACAACAACCAGAGCAAGCACCACAAGAGGAAGCACCTGCTCAAGAAGACCCAGAAGACATCGAAAAACTATTAGACCTATAAGGAGAGAAATAATATGGAAGAAATTTTACAAGCACACGAACTTAAGTCTTTCACTAAAGGAGCTGGAAGCGATATTAAGTTTGACAAAACACCACAATTAACACCAGAAATGAGCATTGACCCATCATCACGTGATGAGTACGAAAACAAAATCCACAACGTAGGAGGAGCAGAATAATATGGGAACATTAGGAACGAATATTGCACAAGCATTACAAGATTATAACCACACACAAGGACGAGCATGGACATTAGGTACTAACTGGTCTTCTGTAGGAACTGAATTTGAAACTTTCATTAACAAATTCTTATTCCCTAAATTAAACGAAACAGCTTTGATTCAAGCAGCACTAGGTAACTCATTTGAATGGTTAGCTAAAGAAGTTGACTTTGTAGGACAATACTCAGAAGAGTACGTAATCCGTGATACAATTCCAACAACTATGGATTTAAGTAAAGATGAAGCTCTTATGCTTAAACGTAACTACCCACAAATGATTACTAAATTATACGGACCTGGTATCATGCGTAAGATGAAATTCACTCTTAACAACAATGACCAACGTATGAACTTTGCTAAATTATCTGATGGAGTTAAATACGCTATTGGAGTTTACAAAAAGAAAATTTCTGATATCAACGTTGATGAAGAACGTCAAATCAAAGCTATGTTAGTCGATTACGCTGAGAACGTAACACCTGCTAAAGCTCGTCGTTCTGCAACATCTGAAGAAGACTTGTTCAACAAAATCGCTGAAGCATTGATGAACTTGCAAAACAACTCAGACAAATACAATGAAGCTCGCTTAGCTTCCGGTGGAGCTATCGCTCGCTACACTACTGTTTCTAAATTGTCTAAGATTGCTATCTTAACAACAGACGCTATGAAAGCTTACTTGCTTAACACTAAGCTCGCTAACACTTTTGCTTCTGAAGGTATCGACATCTCTAAACGCATTATCTCTTTTGAAGATTTAGGTGGAGCGTTCCGCGCAATTGAAGATACTACTTTATCAGCTGCAGCTGTTCAAGCTTTCCGCGAGTTAGGTGATTACCAAACAACAGCAACTGACATCATCCCTAAAGGGTCTGTAGTAACATTTGATGTTAATGAGTTCTTACCGGCTGAGGATGCTGCTAAATTTGAAGAAATCAAACCTTCTTCTGATTTGTGGGCTTACATCTTTGACTTGGATGCTATCAAATACAACCGTTACACTAAAGGAATGTTGAAAGAACCTTTCTACAACCCAGAGTTTGATGAAGTAACTCACTGGATTCACTATTACTCAATGAAAGCAATCTCACCTTTCTACAACAAGATTCTTATCACTGGTCCATCTGCGGACTAACAATTAAATAGGAGGTTACTACATGTTTGAACCCATGAATATGGGTATAGAACAAGAACTCTCTGAGAAAATAGACGTGCGGGTAGTAAATCATAGAAATCGATTTGCCCGCATTTTCTATTCTCGTTATCTTGAACTATTACCCTCAACAATTAAATACTACAATGCAGACCAACTACCAGCAGTAGATTGGTTAAAAGTGGAAGTGATGCTAAGAAACAACTATGATGTTATTGTAGGTGAAACAGCTTTAGGACAAATCAGAGTGTTAGGTGTATCTAAACAACGTATGACACCTTCTGACCCCGCAAACATTCTAGCAGCTAAACCTTTAAGAGGTAAAGACATTCAATGGGTTATCCCTAAAGAATTACGTTTACCACGTATGAAAGAAATTACAGACGTAGACAACGCTCAAAGTGGTAACTTTGTTGTTTTTAGAAATAAAACACTAGCTTACAATAGTGATATGGAAATCATCCAACACTATACAAATGAATTAGCTGAAATTGTTTTATCTCGTTACTCTCTTAAAATGCAAGCTAAAATCAGTACATTCTTAATCGGTGAGCCTAATGACCAAACAGTGAACAACATCGCTGAAAGTCTTTATAATGGTTCTCCTATCACTAAAGTTACTGGACACTTTGATCCAGACGAACACATCAAAGAATGGAACAACTCTAACGTTGGAGGTATGTTAGCTGAATTAAAACGTGAGTATCAAAACACGTTAAACGAACTAAACTCTATTCTAGGTTTCTCAACTTTAGGAGTAGATAAAGAAAGTGGTGTATCAGAAGGAGAAAGTAATTCTGGTAAATCTTATACAACTGCTAACGGTAATATTTATCTAACATCAAGAAACAATGCTTGTCGTTTAATTAATAAACGATATGGTTATGAAATCCACCCACTGTTTGATGACAACGCAATTAGCACATTAACAGTAATGAATGAGCAAGGAGGTTCTGACGATGGGGGCAACAACAGTCTCATTAATGCAAGTATTGCGAGCAAGCTTGATAAAGGAGGGGAAGAATGAGTTCTTTAACGGTAATCAGTACACAGGTAACAACAAAGATTATCGATTTATTCAAAAAGCATTACGTTTTGATTCTGACATTGCTAGAATTGTAACAGAAGAATTTTTCGCTGATTATCAATTCCCTACTCCAGAAGTTGATGAGTTCTTCAAAAAAGCTTTCACATTAAGGTTCTTAAATAGAGAGATTGGTAGACAAACTTTAGAGGACTTTGCTTCTCAAGTTGTTTACACTTCACTCATTCATGAACAAGAAATAGAAGCTATCTATCACAACTTCAATTCTGCTTTAGCAAACGAAAACAAATCAATCTCAGACTCAAGTAATAAGAACCAGTCGAACAACAATTCTACAAGTAGTGACAGAAGTGCTAACACCACTCTCCCTCAAGATCAAGTGAATTTGAACTTAGATAAGAATGATTTAGCTTATGCTGATGATAATTCCGTATCTAAATCTAAAAGGGAAGACATTGGTAACACAACAGCTACAGGACACTCAGAAACATCAAACACCAGCTACAATGCTGAGACATTCAAAAAACTACAAGGATTGTGGGAAAGCTACTTCAATGAATATGATCGTCGTTGCTTCCTTCAAACTTGGTAAAGGAGAGAAATAAATGTATAACTTATCTAGATTTGGTAACCCTAACTACAACATCAAACAAGACTTCACTACAAATGCAGAGAGCTATTTAGAATATTTAGGTGCTATCAATGAACAATTAGATAGTGTAATGAAATTAGTGGCACGTTTAATTAACCGGGATGTAGAAGTAGAAGACACAAACACTGTAGATTTAACTAAGATTGGAGATTTCATCGCTGAATTAGACCCTAATTTCGATTTAGAAGAGGTCATTAAAATTAAAGCAGATGTCTTAATTTCAGCAGCTACAGGAGACGCACAATTAAACAGTTTACTACCTAAACCACTTTTAATGGAACTACAAAATGCTGTAGAAGCTAAAGAAGATGGATTGTTCGTTAAAGATTTGTACGCAATGATTTACAAATTAGATGAACACGTAGGAACATTAATTGACCGAGTTGATGAAATCAATGTAGACGGTTCTACTGTAATGATTGGTGGTTTTAATCAATACAACACAGATTTAGTTACTCAAAGTAATCAACAACAAGTGAAGAACCAGTTAGTAAAAAATGACCCTAACATCACAAACTTAACACTTGTAACTGACATTCATTTAAGAACAGATATCAACGGTTTTAGTTCTCGCCAGTATTACGATTCTATTCACAACATTCAAGATGTCGCTCGTGAAACTCACTCAGTGTTTTATATGGGTGATAACATGGATGGTATTAACGGTCAGGTAACAGACAACGCTGCAGTCATTCCACCAGAACGTGTGAAATACTCTAACTTAACAGCAGCTCGTAAAGTAGCAAACGCTTTGGTAATGAACGAACCAGTCGACACATTCATGTTAATTGGTAACCATGACATTGGTGGACTTCCTTATTTACGTGATGGTAAGGCTAGACATGAGAAAGAGATCCTAACAGCAACAGAATTATCTAAGATTTACGGTAATGCACCTTATGGAACACACAAAATTCCTAACCAACAAGTAGCTATTGTATGGTTGAATACAATGGACTTAACTTACCAAGAAATGCTATCTTTTGATAGTGGAGTGGGTGAAGCTCAATTAAACTTCTTGGAAGGACAACTTACAACACTAGAAGCAAACTACAATATCCTAGTCATGGGTCATCATGATTTAGACGTAACAAAAATGAAGAACGGACAACGTTTAGTGGATATCATGGCAGCTTTTGAAGCTCGTGAAACATCTAAATTCATCGGTTATGCACATGGACATTTACACTTAGACCGTGTATCACCTAAAGGAACACTGCAAGCTTTCAACATTATTAGTTTACGTCAGGCTTATCCAGCAGACTCTAATAAAGTTGGTACGAATACACAAGCAGGTTTCCACGTACTAGAGATTGATATTTCTAAGCGTACAGCTACACTAAAACCGATTGGTAATGCTGCTTTAACAGACATTATCGCATACTAGGAGGAAAGACATGAATACAAATGAAGAGATTTTAAAATTAAAAAATGCTGTTAATAAACTAGCTAAAGAGTTCGGTAGTCACTCAGATGGTGATGGTACGAACCCACACATGCTAGCAACAGAATTGAATAACGGATTAATGAGTTCAAACGCTTTTCGTCAAGCACATGGACATGCTTACAAAGACAATTACTTAAATGAAAAGTATAGTATTTGGGATTTACCCTTTGGCACGTACGCAACAGTTTACTCATGGGATGACCAAGTACCCGTCCCTGACGATGCTGTACCTGGTGACTTGATTACAATGAAAGTATGGGGTGAGGATAACCGACGTAAGACTTACCTTATGACTATTCAAAAGTCAGGATCTCTATGGTATTTAAACACATCAAACAATACAGGTAGTGGTGGGGGTAACAACAACTCACTTATCTGGAAACGAATTCCACAGGTATCTATTCTTTGGAAGAAAGGAGACACAGCAGCTTCTGTAGGTCAAAACATGAACTTAGCTGTTTCTACACGCCGCTTCCGTTCATTGATCTTCACAATTGAAGGATTAGGTACGATGTTTAGAGTTCAAGTGCCTGCAGTTGATAACCCACAATTGATGTTCTCAGCTGTAGCCGGAACAATTGATGAGTCCTACCAAGTACGAATGAAGTTAAGCATGGTACGAGACAACATCGTGTTGAAATATGATGAATGTCGTTTAGTCACTCATAAACCAGACGGTAGCGCAACTTTCACATCTGATACAGGATTTACAATTTCTGGAATTGAAGGAGAGTATTAATATGGAAGATTTCGTCAGAAAAACATTAGAGGTTAGGGACATTGAGTCCCTTCCTCTTAACACTAGTAAAGAATTAGACATGGTAGCTGATAGAGCTGGTCGTATTTTTATTAAAATCAAGAACGTGTACAAAGAATTACTATTTGATAATTATGAAGAGATTATTAACGAATTATTGACTAGAGTTGAATTGTTAGAAACTGAGGATGATGTAATCAAACAACAAATTCAAGAACTTGTTGATTACTGTACTCAATTAAATGATACAAAAGCTAATAAAGAAGAAATGACTGTAGCATTAAACGATTTAATTAATCGGGTGAGTAACATTGAAGGAAGTTTTACAGGTATTAACATCCGTTTAAGTGATTTAGAAACTGAAGTAATGACCTATCCAGCTAAATTCGATGAAATTAACCAACAAATCACAACAGCAAACTCAAAAATTGATACTGAAATAAACACTCAAGTATCTATCAACGCGACACAAAACACAAGGTTAAATACATTAGAAACTAAAGTAGTTGATACTACATGGCGAGATGTTACAATGATTGAACCGTTCACAGCTTCAAAAACCATTCAAGTCAAACGTCAAAACGGTATTGTATACATGCGTGGCACACTTGCTCATAACACAACGAATAACGGTGTTGGGGATTGCTTCACTTTGCCGGAAGGTTTCAGACCTCCAGCATCTGGGTCGTACGAATATCACTACTTGCTACCAGGTCAAAGTGCTACACAAACAGATGCAGCAAAAATTTATGTAAGACCTACAGGGGTTTGCTCTATCGCTTCAAAATCTGGAACAACACCTATTTTCGTTGAACCTATCACATTTAGTATCACATAGGAGGGAAAACATGAAATTAAGTACAATTACTTTATACTACAACACACCGATGAATGACTTTAATAATACGGTTCATTACGATACGGTGTCAGCTTATAAGAACTGGTTAGATCGAAAGTTCCAAAAAGTAGAATTCCAGAAACAATTCAACATGGTAAGAGATCGTTTAACAATCAATGCACCCATTCAGTATGAGAATACTGAGGGTGTGAATTATGGTTGTTTCGTAGATGGTTTTACAAATAAACCTTACTTCTTCTACGTAATGGCTACACAATACGTTAATGACCAGGTAACAGCTTTCCAAATCGTTATCGATGTACTAGCTACCTTCACTCAAGGGAATGTATTAACAGGGTTAGATAATGTTACAATCAAACGTCAACATTTACCACAAACAGCTTACAACGAACGTTTACCAGAATTGAGAACCAACAGTGACATTTTGAAAACAACAACTAAGAAATATGTTTATTCAAAATCAGTTATCTGGACAGAAATGATTTGTGTCTTTCAATGTGCAGTAGACTTAGAAGCGGAATTCGGTACGGTTAACAAACCAAACATTAAGCTTTCAAAAGGGGTTAAATATGATAAAATCGTCTCTCCAGTAGGTTTATACGCAATTGAATTAGACCATTTTAAATCCTTCTCAGCAGCTCTAACAGATTTTGCTTGGATTGGTCAGAATATTAAATCAGTGATGTTAATCCCTAAAGATTTGATTGATACAGGTGATTTAGAAGCAAGTAAATTCAACGGTAAATCTCATGATTACTTAAAGAAATTTGCTAATAACAAAACATCTGCAAATGCTGACATTTCAGATATCAACTGGTCACCTGAAACAATTATGGGTTATCTAGGTTACCCTGTAGACGAGAAGCATCTTTTACGTAACGAATACGGAACTTTAGAAGTTTATAACTGGGTTGGTGAGTCCCTAGATTTAGATTTAGGTTTCCTACCTTCTACAGGATTAAAATTCCATATGGTAACAAGTATTGGTTATTCAAATAAAATCTCTATCTTCCCACTTAACTGGGCTTCTGATGGTGAAACAGATCAGGGTCAGGTAAAAGCTGGAACCTTCTTAAACAACAGTTTAAACTTTTCTAATTGGACAGAAGTTCCAGTGTTAGTAGATAACTACAATTTAGGACTTGCTTCAAATGCAAACAAGAGAGCTTTAGCAGAAACAAACACGTTATCTGGACGTGTGAAGAACATCAACCGTACAATGACAGATGATTCTCAAGCAGTGAATGAGAAAGCAACAAATGTCTTTACTGACGCTTACACTATCTTAGGTGGGTCATTAAACCCCTTAAACATTGGTAGTAAAATTGTTGATGAACAAAATTTCTATCGTCAACAAAAAGCAGAATTTGCAGATATGGCTCTTTCATCCCCTTCATTATCTTCACAATCTGGAGGAGAAGCATTCTCTATTGCTAATGATATCTTCGGTTTCACAGTTAAATTAAGCGCACCAAGCGATAGAGAAAAAGAAAAAATCAGACGTTACTACAAGTCATTCGGTTATCAATTTGAAGAACAAGGGAAAGTTGAACGTATCGACTCTATGAGAATTGTTAACTACTTACAAATTGAAGGAGTCTATAACCTAACAGGTGTAGCACCTCAATTCATGCAACAAATCAAAGCTTTATTACAAGTAGGTGTTAAATTCTGGCACAACAGACAAGACTTAACAAACCCATTTTCTCAATCAATTATGAATAACTCTATTATAAATTGATGAGATATGTTAAAATAGTATGAGAAAGGAGGTGATAGAATGGAACAATTCGTAGAAAATCTTTTGTCTAACCCTAATGAAGTAAGTTTTGCAGCTCTCTTCATCGGATTATTCATCTGGGTCATGAAAACAAACAATGGTCGTGAAATTCGTTACCAAGAAACAATCCAAAAACTGACTGATGCGTTGGGAGACGTTGAGATTATTAAATCAATGATTGAAAATATTAGTTTAAAATTTACTAGGGAGGAAGAAGTTAAATGATTACAAAAGGAATTGCAGGAAAAAGAAATGGTAAGGTAAAAGGAGTTGTCATTCATAATGACGCTGGTTCAAATGCAGCAAATGTTAATTTTTATAAAGGTTATGTAACAAACGCTAACGCAGCAAATGGTTTTGCACATTACTATATTGCTAGTGATGGCACTCTACAAATGGAAGATGAAGGTAATATGGCGTGGCATACGGCTAACTCAGACGGTAATGCTAACTATATTGGTATTGAGGCTTGTCAATCAATGGGTGACAAAAATCAATTTTTAGCAAATGAAGCTAAAGCTATTAAATTAGCAGCCGAAATCTTAAAACGTCACGGTTTACAACCAAATACGACAACTGTAAGACTTCACAACACATTTAGTTCTACAGCATGTCCTCACCGATCACAAGAAATTCATGGTGCTGGTAATAAAACGAGAGACTACTTCATTAACGAAATTAAGAAACATATGGGTAGTTCTCCAGCTGGGTCACCACACCCAAGTCCTGCAGGTAGTATCGATAAATTCGAGAAGCAGGGTGATAAAATCATTTGTGATGGTTGGGTTTACCTACCTCAAATCAGTGGTTACAATTATGCGATTCTTTTAGATGAAAAAGGAAAAGAAATTGACCGTAAAAAGTCTAAAGGGATTGTTAGAAAGGATGTAAATAAAGCTTTGAACGTTAGCGAAACATACGCTTTTGGTTTACACGCAGAGTTTAATTATTCTCAAGTAAAAGGTAAGAAAGTTAAAGTAGTCTTCCGACGCACTCAGGATGAGAAGGGTAATGTCAAACAACCAACGCACGACATCTTCTCTGGATTAAAAAGCTTTTAATAAAGAAAAACGCCCGCCTAGAGCGGGCTTGTTTTTCGTTTATTCTAAACGGGGGATGCACTTTCTTTATTAACTAGGAGGAATACAAATACTTGAGATTCCCGATGCACCAGTACCAGAATATTTCATCATGTTTCTCATGGTATATTGACGGCTACCACCCCATTGTTCAAGAACAGTAAGGTTATCTCCACTAACTTTCTCAACTACAACTGTATGACCGTAAGTAGGGTCAGATGTCCAGTTAAACCAAGCAGAAGTACCTTCACCCATAGATTCAGTTACGTTTACACTTCTATTAATGTTTAAGATACATCCTGGAACGATTTGTGATAAAGAAGGGTTTTGTATCATCGTCCACCCATAAGCACTCCATTTGTAGCAAATACCGATATCCGCAGCAGCACTTGTTGACCCCTGACCACTTAAACCAGAAATACTATACTTAGTCCCTGCGCCAAGTCCTGGACCTCCTAATACACCAGCGAATTCAGCACATAAGGCATAACACTGACCAGACCCGATCGTACGCCCCATAAATGAAGCAATGTGAGCTAATGCTGAATTAACACTACCAGACGGTGGATTTGGTGTTGAAGGTGTATCGTTTTCTACTTCTTTAGGTGTGTATACACGAATAATAGCGATGTCAGCACAACCCAAAGCAGTTCTTTCAGAAAGCTTAAATTTAGCTACTCCTTTTGCTACAGGTTTACCACCTTTACTACTTCTCTCTCCATTCTCCCAGGGGTAAGCTTCTATGCATTCATCATCACCTAAAGCGATGAAGTATTCTTTACCGCCTGTATCAATTGTTAAATTATCTGCACAACAGATAATATCCCCTATTTGGATATGTTTAGAAATGTCAGCCCATAACCCTCGATGTCTCACATAACCTGCAGCATTAAAACGATTGAAAAAATCTTTATGTGATGCACCTTTTAGAGAAGGGTGAATGGTTTGAACACACCAAGACATGAAACGAGCATTATCGGTCGCTCCATTTTCAGGGTTTCCGTCTTTGGCTTCATCATATAAAACTTCACTATCGACATATTTCAACGCTCTAGTTAAGAGTATTTCAACTGTTTGGTTTACACCGTTGGGTAATTCATCTTGAATAGCTCCACTGTTTTGTAACTCATCACCAACTACATCACTTAACGTATCACTGATAGATTTAACGTTATCATTGAAAAAATCATAAGCAAAAACATAGTTCTTATTTACTTGGGTAAACATTAAACCTGTTTTAGAACCGTAAATGGATAATTTTTCTTGTGAATAGTTTTGTGTGAGTAAATCTAAAATTTGTTTAATCGCTTTTTGAATAGCTTCGATGATAGATGTTGGGTCAAAAGAACTCGTTCCACTACCTTCTAAAGGTTTGTTTTGGTTTGGCTCTCCTGGTTTTACATCATTACCTCCACCTTCTGGAGCTGTACCACCATCACCAGCACCACCAGAACCTGTAATTTTAGCCCCCATTTCATTTAAGTAATCTGTACACTGTTGAATAGGGTTCCCGTATGTTTGAACACCATTTACGCTAGCGTTTAATGCTTGGGGATAATAATAAGCCCAAGTTGTGGCTGCTGTCATTGGTACATAAGCGCGTTTGATTGTTCCTGTAGGAGTAGAAGCAAAGTCTGCATTTCCTTCAGCTATAACACCGTTAGGTACACAGTTAACAGGGTTACCCATATCAACCCAAGAAGGATTGTAAGCTGTTGAGTTAGCTACTGTAACAGTTGCTTGTGCATAATTAGCTAAGTCTACCATAGGGTCAGCGTTTGGATGATCAAAGTGGTTACCCCACCCGTCCATATCACCGTTAGTAAAACCAACACCTTCTACCTTCTCTTTTACAACTAAGAGAGCTGCTGACATACCATTTTGTCTTGCGATATCAAATGTTTGTTTAATTTTAGCAGCGTCATCCTTCCAGTAACGCCACCACCTAGAACCTGAAACACTTGTTTGTACATATTTAACTAACACATCATCTGAAATCCCGAAAGACTCATCAATTTTAGCATTTGCGAATTGTTCTTTTGTTATTGCCATAGTTTACGCTCCTTATATTCTTGTGCTTTAGGTGGCATGATTGTAAAATATACCCCTTTATAAGGGACATGATACAAAAATGAACGTTTGACATAGTTAGGGAAGTAACCTTGTCTTCCAGCTTCTGTTAATGACTCAAATTCCATTACAATATTCCCATGAATGTCTTTACCGATTACTTGAATAGCTTTAGAATATTCAATATTTTCTTGAGGTGTTACGTATTCTAAATTAACTAATGAATTATTTGTTTTAATTTCGTCTTTATGATTTACTTGAGTTTTGTTTTCTGGATTATCTAAGAAAGCTTCTGCTACTAAACGATGAACGTTATAGGTGTTCACTTTACCTTCATAAGATAAATTAACAGCAGCGTATCCATTTCTATCTTTCTGTTTTAAAATACGTCCAGTTTTAATATTTCTAACCTCACCTAAATCTGAAACTTCATAGTTCGGATTTACTGATACAACTTCCCAACGTGCAGGCATGTTCGCCATGTAGTTCTTTTCTGGTTTCAAAGCGTCTTCTAAAAATTCAGGGTTCAAGTTCATTTAATTAGCTCCATCTCTTCATTTAGTTTTTTCATAAATTTGTTAAAATCCATATCTAAGTTGTTGGCAAAAGACTCAAGTCTTACAATTGTGGGGTTTAATTCACGACTTTTAGCTAGCGATGTGTTATTACCCACCACTTTAGAATGTGGTAGGCGTTTTTCTTCCATAATTACTTCCATAGCAATCCAAAACCTTCTTAGAAACTCTCGACGTTCGTTATTATTCATGCGGTCACTAATCCTCCTGTTTTTAAAATTCGATGTAAAAAATCTTTTAATTTGTTAATCATTTTCATTCTCCTTCTATATAATTAACTAAAGCAACAAAACCTAAAATAGCCATGATCCATACGAGTGATAACATTATTATTCCTCCTTAATTTCTAAGACAAGCCAAATCATTAAACTATCTAAACCTATAATGGTAGTGCCTACAAAGAACATACCCAATATTGTATCTGCTGATAGATGATAATTAATAGCTTCATAAAAGAATTGTATTCCGACTAAGTTAATACCTATGGTTAGTATTGCAACCACTGAAAACATGATAAATCCTAGTACTTTTTTCATAATTCTTCCTCCTGTACATCTAATACTGTTACATACATGTCTTCTTCTTGAGTGAAAATAATTTCAGCGTCTATAGCAGATTGTGCGAAGATATAAGTTTCTCCTGTTGTTCCATCCCATGCGTCGTGAAAAGTAATTTTATAAGTTTTCATATGATTGTAATCTCCTTAATTGATTTGTAGGTTAATCCGTTATCGTTGAATTGAGCTAATTTGATAAATTTGTGTTGTGCGTGATTTGAATCTTCCCCTTTAATGAAGAAATCCATTTCATAACCATCTTCATCTACAGCAATCACTTTGTATACTCGTTCGTTCATTACCTTGTATTCTTTAATCATATTTATCTTCCTCTCTTTATCTTATGAACTTAGTTTATCATGATTTGACATATATGTCAACTCTTTTGTTTAAATTATCGAGAAATATTATTTCTAATATCTCCCGAATCATAATACAAGCCAGCCAAGGAATCTTTTGATGTTTCGTACTCGAAAGGATAAACGTCTTTCAAGGACATTGAACCTAACTCATATTCTATATAGAGAATATCATTATCATCCTCATCTGTCAACTGTTTTCTTAATTCTTCTTTTACCATTTGTTCAATTAATTCATCTTCATCAGTATAACGGTCTGGATAACTACCACCTTCATCTAGTTCAGTGCTACTTTCGTAAATAACGATTGTTCCTTCTGATGTCATAATACTACGGTTGTTAGGCATTTGTACCCCTTTATGGAATTGTGTGTCTACAAACTCTTTGAAAGACATATCTGTATCAAAAGCGTCTTCTGGGATACCTCCGCAATGGAAAACAATACCATTGTCATAGAAAGCATATTTTTTATGGTTTAATACATAAAATTCGGTAATTAAGTTGTGTTCAATATCCCAAGAACCTAAGTTCATCGGGTGAAACATTTCTTTAGGTAGTTTAGGTAAAATATAACGTTTCATGTATAAACTATCTGTATCACAGTAAAGAAAAGCGTCGTCAATCTCTTTATCTGTTAAATATTGTAAAGGTTGTGTTAATCTCCATAAAGCCCCACCCGTCGTGAATACACTTGTCATAGCATTACGTTCTGTATTTAAGTAACCATTACGTTCAACGTGTAAAAACCCGTCTTCATCACGATAACCAACTGAATAAGCAGGTTTTAGAGCCGGAGCACCATAGATACCGTTAAGATTTACTTTAGCGATGTCAATCATAGGTTTTGTAAATACTTTCTCGTTCTTTTGGTCTTCATGTAAGACAATATTCATAGGATTATTATCCACGAATTCCACCACACTCTTTGCTTTTCCTTGTGTTTTAGTGAAGTAAAACTCCGTGATAGCGTCTCTAGCACCGAAATATTTTACGCTAAACTCATACCATTGTTCACATTCAATTTCTGGAATTTCTAAATGAAAATTCTCTTTTAACATTTTGAATGTCCAAGTAGTCAAATAAACAAACTCACCTTCTCTTCTGAAATATTTTGTTAACATTTGTCTAACAACTCTAGAACCTAGTAAGCTTAACAAACGGTTAAAAACTTCTTTTGTTACTTTGTAAAGGGTGAATTCTTCATGTAAATCTGTTGATACCTTCTTAACACATTTGTGTTCGTAATGGTTTCTGATTAACCAAGGCATAGGGAACTCATACATAATGGATGGATAAGAACTGTTAATATCAAAACTGATAAACTCTCCTGTTAAAAGTTTACCAACGTAATCTTGATTATAAAAGTTTAACCCACCCTTATAAAAGTTTTGTACAATACGTGCCATGTTCTCACCTTGAACGTCATAATCACTATAGTTCACCTCGTAAACATCTGGTCTTAAAGAAGTTTCGTTTTGCTTGGTAATCTTACCAAGTATTTGATATTCAGCTGTATTGTTTCTTTTGTAAGCATTAATAATGTTTTGTGTTTTTGTTTGTTTGTTATAGTCGAAACCTGGAAAAATCTTCTCAAAGTCTCTTCTTAAAGATGAAAGAATGTATGTGTCATTTGCAATATAAACCCACTCTTCTTCTGTTAAAGAATTGAAGATGTCTAATACTTCCGTGTTTACTTCAATTTCTGACATGTCTTCTTGGTAATGATATTTAGCATAGTCGAAAGTTGTTTTTAATTTATCTTCTGTAATACATCCTGCAGATAAAAGCATTTGTCCGACTGTTGATAAGGCACATCCTGTTTTCATGACTGTATCAACTGTGTCAATTTGTAAATCACCTATAACAGCAGAGAAAGAGAGGTGGGACATACCCTTTACCCTCTTCTCTAGAATATAGTTTTCTGTGTTTTCTCCTTTCATCATGTGTTTCCCTAAGTTCACTTTTACTTTGCTTTTATCATCTTCCCAGTTACGATATTTCGCATGATAGGTTTCGTGTATTTCTTTCGCTAGGAAGTGATTATCAAACTTGTTACCGTTGTGCACATTGAAAACCACTCGAGCAAAACCAGAACGTTTGCTTTTTCCCTTTGTTTTCTTAGCATAAGGGAGAAGGAAATCATCAATGAAATATTTAACTGATGGTGTTGCAATTGTATAAATACGTCCTGACTCATCGAACCATGAAGCAGTGAAAGTAAACATACGACTTTTCATAGCTGTAGGTTTCTTTCTACTCATATTCATGTTATAGCTTAATGTTTCAATGTCGATATCAAACTGGTGTATCTTACTCTTGTTTAAATAGTTAATAATGTCTTGTTTAGTTGTGCCATCTAAATATTTTACATATTCCATACTCTCACCTCACAAACTAATATAACATATATGTTAGAAGTTGTCTAGCATAAACTTTTTATGAATTGATTTTAAGGTGTTTTCAAGGTAAGTATCTTTGTATTCTTTTTCAATTCTATCAGATAAGCTTTCAGTGTGTGAGATTGCATGTTTAGATACGCACTTCCAAATTTTTAACTCTACGAGTGATGAGTCTCTTGTAATCAGTGATTTAGTATAGCTGTTGTCATAATAGTAGAAACCACGCTCATGGTATTTTAAGTGAGTGTCTTTAAAGTATGTTTCTCCTAAGAATACAACACCATCTTTCTTATCGGATACTTGTGTGCAAAAGTCATAATTAGAAACAGATGAAATGTAACTGATTAGAGTTTTACGTGTTTCTAAGTTGTAGGTGATTTTTAAGAAACCTTCTTCTAGTTTGATGTTAAAAGTGTTAAATCCTCCTCGTTTAATCATCGCTCTTATTTCATCGTTTGCAATATATGTGTTGTTGATTTGGAACTCACCTGAGATAGAACCTTTATCAGCATATTTAAACGCACGTAAGTTACGCTTAGCATTCTGGTTATCGTTACGAAACATTTCAAGATAGATATTGTCATAATGTTTACCCGTGTTAATAGGGTGTTTCTCTAGTTTATTATACAAGTCTAGCATAGCGATTAAAGGACTAGCAAAGTTCTCAGGATTACCTAGTAGAAATACCTTAGGGATGTCAATTAGAGGTATATGGTCGTTACGGTCAACTGAACGGTAGATACGTTCAAAGTGTTTGTCTTCTAAAGGAACATAGTCTGTTTCAATTGTTAAGAATTCATCGTAAACCAAGATAGGGAATTTAGCTAGAAAATGAGAGTGGTTCTTCAAGTCAGAACTGTTGTTGATATCTGTAATAGCACCGATTGTTTTGTCTTTATAGACAACTGTTACGTATTCATCACTACGTTCGAATGATAACTCTTTCTCATCGAAATGTGGCATAACGTGCATTATCTCCCAGATGTTTTCCATGTAAGCTTGTCTTACTGTGTAGTGACGGTCAAGGAATAGAATACCTAAGTCAAACTCAAAAGCAACAGCCATTAACATACCCATATAGTTAAAACTCTTACCGTCCGTACGTGAAGAGATGGACACTGTGTAGTCATTGTCTGGGTTGATTAAATTTTCAACCCCTCTAGCTTGGTTAAAGTTTGAGGGGATATTTTCCTTTCTAAATTTTTCGATGAATTTTAAAAACTTTTCTTCTTGTGTCTTGTTAAATAATCCCATTGTTTTCCTCCTATCCGTTATATCCTAATTCATTGTATGCAACGATAGCGAATTTACGACGTCCTTTGAATTTATCGTCTGCATATTTTTCAAATAGTTTGTTTAGTTTATTTAATTCTTTGATTAACTCTCTAGGTGATTCTGAGTTCATAGCATCTTTAGCTATCACTTCTTTTTGTTTGTTTGCTCTACGCTCAGACGAATGTTCGGAGAAGTGATTTAAGATAGCTCTAATAGGAGCTACATATGCTCCAGTTACTAAGGCTTTAGCATCAATGTAAGAGATAGGTTTTTTAAAAGGAAAGTGGTGTTCTCCTGGTAAATAGTTAAATGCTCTTTCTAATCCTTGTAAAGACCTTTCGGTATCTCTAACTAACCCGTTGAATTTAGAAGTATCGAAAGCATAATCGTAATTAAGTTTACCATTGTAGTTACCATATGATTTATCTGTTACTTTGTACTTAGTCATTAGTTTCCTCCTCGATTAACCATGTTAGATATGTCTTAGCTTTCTTTAAATCTTCAAGACCATTCTTATCTTTGTAGCGCAACATGTATTTTAACACATTACCTTGTAAAAATCCAGCAAACTCTTCTTTAGAGAAGTTTTTACGCATTAAGTCAATAGGTTCAATACCTTGGTTTTTGTAGTGTGGTTGGTTGTCAATTAAGTCAGTTGTTCTCTTCTCTGCTAATGGATTGTCTTTGAGGTTGAATTTGTGTGTTGTATCGTTTAGTTCATAGTCATACCAAATAGTTCCTTGATTGTCTTTTATTGCAAAAACTCGAGGTAGCTCATCAAAAAATACCTTATACTCTTTTCCTTTTGTCCACCAAGGTAAGTTTGCCTTCGTACAAATATATGTCTGTCCTTCTTTAAATTTTAACATTTGTTTTCCTCCTAATTAGTGTAGATTAAGCCTCTGTTGTCATCGTAAAACCACTGCATTGAATAAGGTGATTCAACAATTAACACACCCCTGACTCCATCTGAATTACGTGTAATAGAATAATTATCAGCATTTAAGTTAGAATAAGTATCAACACCTAAATAATTATTAACTGTGTATTCTTCTGTACTTGGTGGTTGAACAGAAGGAGCGACTACTTCTTCTTGAGTTGATTCATTTGAATATGAAGACTCTGTTGTAGTTGTTTGTGTTTCTTCAATTGTTGAGATAGTTTCACTCGATTGTGTAATTTTAGGTGTGCTTTGTTCATGTTGTTCGTTCCTTTCTAATACTAAATAAGTGACTGACATAGAAGTAATAAAGACTAAAATTGATAACACAGACATAAAAGCTATTTTTAATGTTTTCATTGTTTTCTCCTTTTTGACATATATGTCAGTTTTATAGATAATGAGAGAGAGCCGAAGCTCTCATCTCTGTTTTCGTTAGAATGGTAGGTCTCGCATTTCATCTTTTTCTACTTCTTCTTTTTCTGCTTCTTCTTTCTTAGGTGCTAATTCGATAAATTCAAAGCGGTCAACTACTACATCTGTAGTGTATACGTATTTACCATCTTTCTCGTATGAACCAGTTTGGATGTGTCCTTGGATAAGAACTCTTTGTCCTTTTTTAACGAACTTACCTAGTGTCTCTGCTGTTTTACCAAATGCTACAATGTTGATGAAGTCTGCACCTTCTGTAGGTCGGTTAACTGCTAAGCTGTTACGAGCGATTACTAACCCTTTATCTGTTTTAGTACCTGCAAAGTCTTTAGTTACGCGTCCTAGTAATGTTACGTTATTCATAATATATTTCTCCTCTACTGTTTAAGTTTTTAGTTTTTTGTTTGTTAGGTTATTCCTTAACCTTGAATTAAGTATACCATTTATAGAAACCAGTGTCAATAGTTTTGTTGATTTTTTTAGTTTTATTTTTTAGTTTGATTTAACTATTTATTTAGAAAACTATCTAAATGTCTACGTCCTACATAAATATGTGTTACATTGTCCCATTTCACTAACCTTACATCATTACAAAAGTTTACTTTCAAGTGATTGTACATTTTCATCCCGTCTGAATAACTCATTTCTTTCATTTGTAATTCCTCCTCTTAACTTATGAATTAAGTATAGTATGTGGTGTTTTTGTTGTCAACACTTTTGTTTAAGTTTTTTAAATTAATTTTATTCATCTTTGTTAGGTTCACTGAAGATTGACTCTTTTAAATTCTCGTATGCTTCTGTAATAATATCACGTTCTTCTTTATATTGTTCAGCTGTTTCTTTCCAGTATGTTCTTTCAGCACTTAAATTATCAATTATTTCCATAACTTCTTCTAGTTTATTCTCTAACTCTTCTTTAGTGTTTTCATACATTTTTATGTTCCCCCTTTACTTGATGAATTAAGTATACCATGATAAACACCCCAGGTGCTGTGAATACAGTTAGGAATTAATTAGAGTTTCATGAGAACTTTCCAGGTGCTGTGAATTCAGTTAGAAATTAATTAGAGTTTCATGAGAACCCAGGTGCTGTGAATACGGTTAGAAATTAATTAGAGTTTCATGAGAACTCCCCAGGTGCTGTGAATACGGTTAGAAATTAATTAGAGTTTCATGAGAACTTTCGTTAACTGGGGTGGGGGGTCTAGGTTAACGAGGGGTTCACCTCTAT